AGTCGGCAAAACAATTCGGGAACTTTATGAATTTTGGAAAAGCGATGACACGCTAATGATACTGGCTCAATACAACCTTAGTGCAGTCACATCTTTTTTGACCGAACTGGACACTTATTGTGAATTTGCAGATATTGAAAAATATGACCTAACAGACCCCACAGTGAGCGTGGATTCCGTTTCTGTTCATTTGACCAAAGGAAAAAAAGTAATTGCCATTTCTCTTTGTGGTGACGAAGATCGTGAGAAGTATGTCCAATTTTGTGAGTTTATTCAAAAACACGCCGATCCTTCTCGCACCCGAATTGAGATGGACGAGGTTGATTTCGGGGCGGTAACCGAAAAAAGCAAAATAAAAATGGATCGGTTGAAGAAATCTCTTCCGAAAGTAAAAATCAATGTATTCTCAGGCACCGGAGAGGATAAAGTCAATTTCAAGTTAGACACAAATGACCGTGTTCGAGCATCTGCTATTCGCACCAGTTATGTCGAATTGCTTCATATTCGTGCCGGAAAACATTATTTGTTTACATCTGAATACAAAAAATCGCTAGACCCCATTCGAAATAAACACGAAATTGAGTTTCTTGGTCAAATTCCAACGACAAACTATAGGTCTCCAGACATTCTTGTTGAGCCGATATTTTACAACTTAAGAGTGGACCCTGACGTGTTAAAAGAAATTGACAGGGTGCATCAAGAAAAAGGAGATGATGACCCTCGTCTTGGATTCTCCTATAACAAAATCAACCGCAACCCTATCAAGTACGCCTTGGTGCATCAAAGCATATGGAAGAAATTCTTGGGCATCGGACCCCTCAAGGGCTGTCAGCTTGACTATACCAAATGTACTCGTGGTAAACTATTGAAAGTGTTTGTAGCATGGACGAGTGGGATAAAGAAAACCCAACTACATGATTTGGCCGAAGTGCTAAATAATGATGCAGAATTGTCTCGGGAATGGATATTTCATCCCGTATGCGGACAAGTCGGCATTAGTAGTACAGGAAAGGCAGATAAATGGGGATGGGCAACAAAAGGCGGCACTCCCGCAATGACCAATAAACATGTAGAACTCAAAACCAATAGGTTAATTGACAATGCTCAGAAAGAAGGGAAAGGTGTTGTATTTCTGGCAATCCACATGGCACAAAGAAGTTTCAGTGTCTCCCGTATTGAGGGCGTGGTATTCTATCGAGACGACCTTCCAGCAGATTCAGCAGAACAAAAACTTTCTCGGGTACTTACTCCCGGTCCTGATTATTTTGGTAAATTCAAGAAGACGGGACACATTTTCAATCTGTCTCTAACTCCGAATTCGTCCCTCATCGATAACTATATTTATAGTGAAATCAACGAACAGGCGAGGAACGGGATTTCCGCCAAGGTCGCCGCAACTCGTCTTTTTGAAGTTATTAACGTCTGGGAAATGGATCATCTCGGAGAATTGATTCATAAAAATGCGCTTACGGATGCGGACTTTAGCTCGTATGCGAAGGCATGTCGCACGATGTACGCTCCCAGTGAGATTCGAGAAATGGTTCTTGGCATGGGTAACATGGATGACTTCTTAGAGGTTATCAGAGATTTGGTCGTCAACAACAAATCTCGCTTAACCAAAAAGGATGGAGACATTCTCAAACGCATGGTTAAGGATGCGAAAGGGGATGATAGTGAACGGCATCACGATAGATCTCATAACGACGACGAAGAGCCAAAGCAAGACAACTTCACTCGGGGGTTAATGATATTTCGCCGTTTGCTCTACGAAAGCGTGCTCAACATAGCAGCAATCTATTGCACTATTAACTGCATGGAATTAGAAGACATCGAAAAAGAGAATATTCCATATAGCGAAATTCTTGAGTCCATTCATCGTAGTTCGGATGCGTTAGATATGTTCGTGGAACACTACGGGTTATCATCGGAGGAAATTGCTAAGAAATGTATTAAGTGTATTCTAAACTCGCATCTCGACGACAAGCTTACCGCCAACCTTCACGCTGCTATTCTGGAAACAGCATTTGGCAAAGAATTGAAAGACGCCGATATAAACAGTTATTTCTATGCCAACACCAACGACGGAAAAATTCATACCTCTCCAAGTTTAGTGGAAGAAATAATGGCGAAATGGGAATCCACTATAGTCGAAGACCCTAAAAAAATGGTTTATCTGGACCCCCATTGTAAAACCGGAACGTTTCTGCGGTGGATTCATCTTATGCTTAAACGCCGGGGCCTGTCCGAAGCAGACATTCAGAAACAAGTTATGGGAATTGAGGACGATCCCGTGTATCTTGTGGTTGCCCGACACATCTCGGGCATCAAGAATATACAATATAAAAACTTGCAAGATGAAGAGGAACTTGCTATATTTAAGGATAAATACATGAAGAAGTTTGATGTCATTTGTGGGAACCCGCCATACAACAATAACAACTCCGGAAAGGTGGGCGGTGCTCGTAATGATCTACTTTGGCCCAAGTTTGTGACGTTATCGCTTGACTTACTCAAGGACGGCGGTTACATGTGTCTCATTCATCCCGGTTTGTGGAAAAAACCGGACCATAAACTGTGGCCCATATTATCTTCAAAGCAAATCGAATACCTCGAAATCCATCCTCAACATTCGAATTGCGGAAAATCCGACACGGGGTCAAAAACATTTGGAGTGGCGACCTCATATGACATCTATATTTTACATAATGTCCCATATCGTCGTCCCACAACAGTTGTCGATTTTGATCAGAAAACTTCATCTGTTGATTTACGAAACTGGCCGTGGTTACCGGGAGGTAAATTCGAACAGATACAAAAACTTTTGGCCCCCCCCGGTGAGGAAACCGAAAAAATTCTCTTCGATTGTGTATATCACAACCAACGCAAAGATATTGTTAATCGGATAAAACAAGACCAGTTCAAATACCCCTGTGTCAATCATATCTATCAAGATGAATCTGTTGAATATCTCTATTCAAACGATAACACTTTGGGGCACTTTGGCGTTCCGAAAGTTATCATTGCAGATAACGGACACGTTGTTCCTATCAACGATTGGGAAGGAACCCTCGGTATGACCGAGTGTTGTTTTGCTATCTTACCGGATACAAAGAAAGACTGTGAACTGATATGTAAAGCCCTTTCATCTGATAGATTTTCATCCATCATATGGGCATGTAAATGGGGAAACTTTCGAACGGAATACAAGATGTTTAAGTCCTTCCGGAAAGGATTTTGGAAAGAATTTCTCGATGAGTCAGTCTCGTAAACATACCAAAGAAGCAATTAAGCAACGTGGAGAGGTTTTTACTCCTACTCCGCTTGTCAGAGAAATGCTGGACAAACTACCAGAGTCTTTGTTCTATAAAGCAAACAAGACGTTTCTCGACAACTCTTGCGGCGACGGGCAATTTTTGTTCGAGGTTCTCATGCGAAAACTCTCCAACGGGATTTCCCTCTTGAACGCATTGGACCATATCTATGGAATTGAAATAGATCCGAAAAATGCCGAGGCGTGTCGTCTTAGGTTACTCATGGGGTCAGAAGACACAGAATTTCGAAAAATTGTTAATCACAACATCATCTGTGCCGATGCCCTTGATCCCGACCATCCCGGCTGGAAAGAAGTGGGGTATATGTGGGGTGGAAATGCAGAGCTTGAAGAGAAAATGCGAAAACTTCGGGAGGTTCAATTGGAAATGTTTAAAGACGAAGGCGAAGAAACCGCTTGACAACTTTTCTCCAATCGGTATAATATCGGTATGAATAGAAAAAACTATCTTGTTGCCCGAATCAATATGGATGGATGCCCCATTCGCTTCACTTGTCGAAAAACTCGGCGGGGATATGAATGGTACAGCAACGACGGCACCCGAATGGTTAATGCTCAAATACCTCCATCGGTGACACTCATGGAGGCAAAGAAGGCATTGAAAATGTCATTTCCTCCGTGTGGATTGGCCCTTCCGCAAGCTTCGTGGCTATAGTCAAGCGGATCAAACTTCCCGCTTGACATTTTATACGCTTTCGATATAATAGGTCACAATGAATGTTCGGTTATTCAACGACAACGACAACGGATGCGAAACTCCAAATGATTTTGGGAATATCATAGCAGATGAAGTCCGGAAACTCCTCACTCCTCTCGTTGAAGACACGGTTGCCTGTGGAACGTCCCTTCGGGATTTTCAAACTATTGTCATCGAGGAGGTTTCTCTTCTCTGTGCCGAGGAACGTCTTCGCCGGGGCATCAAGGAACGTAAAGCAAATCGGGAAATACAAGAAAAGCTTTTACAAAAAGTTCCTTATACCCAAGACCGTCCCTGCCTTCACGATGGCTGTCCAGCGTGTGGTGGAACAGGAGTTCGAAAAGACGATTCTTCCTGTGTTCATATGATTTCCTGTCCGTGTCCGAAATGCTCTTCGAGCTTTCTTTCAACGGCAGGTTGATCTTTGGGAAACTGCGAATTGCTCTAGCAACCCTCACGGGCCTAACACGGGGCATCGAATCAGACCGGGGATGTTCACCCTGTTATCTTCATAGTGATATGCGATTGGCGTGTCCGTCTGAACTGTTCGCCAAACATCGCAGTTTCCCGCTTGACTTTTTCTAAAGAATCGGTAGAATACCCACAATGAAACATCTGCATAGCATCAGAGGACTCGAAAATTTCTTTCGAGAAGTGGCGCAGTTGACGCTGAACCATCGGGAAGATGGCAACCGTGCATGGGTTTCCCCGGCAGACTTGGGGGCAGCATTGGTGAAAGTGGACCCCGAGTGGTGGACGTGCAAACCCGAAAATGACGACGACGAACTGGGCGCATGAAAAACCTGAAAATCAAAGTCATATCCAAAGATGAATTCCGGAAGCTTCTTCTGGAACATCTGGTCCACGACAAAAAAGACTGGACAGTGGAGACGGTATTGGATACAATGCTTGTCGATGGGTTTCCGAAACTGGATTTCGATAACCTGTCAAAGTGTCTGCCGCAGATGTTCGTGTATCTGCCCACCGTGGCAGTGGACATTGGAGACTCCCGGTTTGTCTGGGTAGTCTCTGGGATGAACGCAATGTTGGTTAACAAACTCGATGAAACCGAATAGAGAAGGCATTTGGGAGTGGTTCGATAAAGACGGTAACAAGCGATTGGTGGAAGTCTTTGATGTTGCTGCCAAACTCAGAGAAGCAACCGGGTACGCCGATCCCTATTTGCGGGTTTACTGGTGGGGCGGATATTACAATGTCAACAACGAAGGCATTGGGACGTGGGAAGAAGCATTGAACAAAGCGGAATGGCCCGACCGATGGGGAAATTTTGTTGGTGAAATCGGCTCAGTTCCCGAAGAACAACTTTATTCGCAACCGACTACTGAACAAATGAAACGCATTCGGGGAGAAAATCCTATATGAAAGAAAACTTTATTGTTGAAGGGGCAAATTGGGACGCCACGATCTTGATTGATACGGAACTGCATGATAACCCGCTTATGGAGGCGGCAACTCAAATTATCGAAGTTCTTTTTGGTGATGGACCGGATTCCGAGAAATCACATGAAATCGAGGTTCATATGACGGATGAAGATTCCCCGAATCTGGGTCTTATTGTTTGTGTTTATAAAGAACAGGACCGGGGAAATGAAGAAAAACGACATTATGTGAAAAGCAAAATCCTTGCTCAAAATGCCGGGTTGACAGAACTCGCTAAATTATTGGAAGAATCCGAAAAACAATTGGAATGAACCTAAAGAAAATCAAAGAACGTCTTGACAAGATGTGGGACGAAGCAGTAAAGTTCCAGCAAGAAGCGAGAGCATTTGATGTGCCATGGTCTGTTCCGTATGAATTTTCTGCTTATGCCAACGACGTAATGTGGGAGGACTACGGGAAAACCGAAAAGTTTTGGGCAGAAAAAGCTTGCCATCCCGACGAAAACCTGTATAATAACCCGACTATGAAAATCGATCTGAACGCTATCGACCAGACCCAATTCATGATGCACCCGCATATCATGTTTGGTGAAACGCTTTGGCTTGTACAGCCGAATCATATCGGTGCCAAGTTCACTCAGGCGAACAAAATCTTTCGTTCCTCTGTTTGGAACGACCAAGGCGAGCTTGTCTCCGCTGGTTTCCCTAAGTTCACCAATTGGGGTGAAAATCCTGAGAACTTCCCGGTGCCGACTTCACTAAAGGATTGCCATGTCATTGAAAAGCTGGATGGCTCTCTGTTGATTGCGTCTCAGTATAAGGGAAACCTTATCCTCCGGACCCGTGGCACTGTGGATGCTACCAAGCTGGACAACGGGCACGAGCTTGAAATCTTCAAGCGGAAGTATAAGAATGCCCTGGACTGGTTGCTGATGAATTATCTCACCCCATCTGGGCATTCCTCCTATTCCCTGTTGTTTGAATGGGTGAGCCCCGAACAGCGTATCATCCTCAACTATGGGGACGAGCCCGAATGGTATTTGGTGGGCTGTGTTCACCACGAGGACTACTCTCTCAAAGAGCAGTATCTCTTGGATGATATTGCAAAGCAGCATGGTTTCAAACGGCCTGCTTCTTATCGGTTCCCGTCCATCGAAGCCCTCATGGCTGATGTTGAGCAGTGGAAAGGTAAGGAAGGCGTTGTAGTTTATTCTGGCAACGGTCAGGTGCTCCACAAATGTAAATCCATGTGGTACTTAAGTTTACACAGGATGAAAGAAGCCTTAGCAAGCGTGGATAAAGTTGTTGATGTATATTTTGAACAGGGAACACCATCCTATTCAGAATTTGAAAAATATATCACTGATCAATTCGACTATGAACTTTGGTCTCAGGTTCGTCCCGAAGCATCCCGTATTTGTGATGCGTGGAAAAATGTGCAACAGATTGTCGAAGGCATGAAAGTATTTGTGGAACAGTCACTTCGTCCTCTTGCTACACGTCGGGATCAGGCTCAGAAAGTTATTTCCTCTTACGGACCTACAAACCGTAGCTCAATGGTGTTTACCTTGTTGGACAACAAGCCGCTGGATTCCGAGCAACTCAAAAAGTTGCTTTACCAGTGTCTCAAGAAATAATCCATTGGGAGTTTTGGAAACAAAATAATCCAAAACTCCCAACTTCTTATATGTACATCATATGAGAACGAAATACACTCACGAAACTCTTGTTGATAAAAAGTTCAATGCGTTGACATATCTCGGGGGGTTTCATAGAAATAAAGAAATGGCGGCGGCAACATGGAAATGTAATTGTGGGAATGAAATTGTTGCCAGAGTCTCCGACGTTGTTTTGGGGAAAAAAAAGTCCTGTAACTGCTATAAGTTTCGACGCCGCTCTGCTCATCCTGCTTGGGGAGGTTATGGAGAAATTAGTGGAGACTATTGGTCGGTAGTAAAACGGGGAGCCAAATCAAGAAATCTTGAAATATCCATCACCATTGAAGATGCGTGGACTCAATTTCAAAAACAAAAAGGGAAATGTGCATTGTCGGGAGAACCCTTGGGTTTTGGGACCACGAAACGACTCCACGATATAACCGCTTCTTTAGACCGAATTGATTCATCCCAAGGATACACGAAATCCAATATTCAGTGGATTCATAAAGACCTAAATCCGATGAAGATGGCTATGACCCAACAAGATTTTGTTCGATGGTGTAAAAAGGTTGCTCGACATTCTTCTTGACTTTTTATACTCGTTTGATACAATGACGAACACTTGAAGAAATGACTGGTGAAAGAAAAAGAACAATCAAACACGTAGTCCAAGCCGTTTTAAGGTGGGTGGTTCCACTGGCGGCTTGGTACTATATTTTTAAAACACTTAAACATAAAAAGGCAGCTAAAAAAGTAAAACAACCGAAGAAAAAAGAAAAGAAATGAAACAGCCCATTATATGGGCAATTTTATAACCGGATTAAATGTATGAAAATATTAAAAGCAGGAAATGTCCCTCCACCCCGATGTATTCAATATCGTGGAACATGTAACGTATGTAAATGCGAAGTCGAAGTTCTCGAAAACGATCCCGATTTACAGGGTATTGGAGAAGATTTATTTGTTAAATGTCCTACTAAAGGATGTTGGGGTAACATCTTCATGATCGAACCTCTTTCGGAGCATTAAAACATAGTTTACAACACCTTGATAATCAACAAACCGGTGTTCAATTCAACACAAAAACATAGTCCGTATTAACATAAAAACACAGTTCATATATGTCAGCAATACTCGCAGCAATTCTTGGTTTCTTCGCTTACCCATTGGTAGTAGGAATTTTTGGAACAATTCTTACAATCAGTTTCATTGCAGCAGCGGAGCATGAAGATGAGGATTTGGATTGCCTTTATGGGTGGTCGCTTTTTCTTACCATCGTTGCCGCCCTTGTTTATTATAAACAAATTCACGCATTCTTCAATGATTGGTCATGGCATTTCATTCTTATCGCTTTCGCAACGTATGGAATTCTTGGGTGCGCAAATTCCGTCTTCCGTTGGTACAAACTCTGCCGTAAGTTCATCGAGGAACATCCCCATTTAACTGCTTCGGAATATACGGAGCAGCTTTGTCCATCCGAGTACAAGAATCAACTTATTGGGTGGATTGTTTTCTGGCCTTGGAGTCTCTTCTGGAATATTCTTGGTGATTTTTTGACAGGTGTCTATGACGCTCTCGTTAACACTTATACTCGAATTGCAGCTTACACCATCAAAAAAGCAACCAATCGTCCACAATAAATCTCTATGCGTCCCCCGAAACTCAAATTGATCCTCTGTAGCGATTGGAAAAAGTTAATCGCAGAAATCAATCGGCAACTCAAATGTCATGGATTTATTGTTAAGGCCCAAACAAAACGAGAATGGGCCGACCAGTTACTTATCACCGTTGAGCATCCAAAACCCAAACGACCAAATTTTGGGAAACTATAAATATAGTTAAAGTATGCGAGCGGTCATCAATTTCTATTTGACGTGGAAATGTAATTTCACTTGCGCCCACTGCATTCACGAATGCGGTCCACAGGGAAATCACATGACCTTGGAACAAATCGAATATGGTTTTCGTGTTGTCCATTGGCTAAAAGAAAACAATATCCCCGTTTGTGTATTTGGAACAACAGGGGGAGAAGCCACCCTCCATCCTTTATTTTGGTCTGAGTTTTTGCCCCGTCTTAAAACCGCACGAGAAACTCATCAATGTCGGAATGTGGAACTTCATACAAACGGATCAACTCCCGTATCTCCTTCGTCACGCAGAGAATGGTTCAAATTCTTTTCCGATATCTACATTGGGCACGATCAATGCCACCGCCAGTTTAACAGTGTAAAAGACCTTTATTTACAGGAATGGAGTGAATTGTCTTACGATTTACACCTTCGTTTTAACAACTACACTGTTGGTCCATTTCCAAATTGTCTTAGTATTCGAGACAAAGGAAGAACCCACGAATCTTTAGTATCCGGACGTCTTATAGAAGTTCCGTGCCAAAACACTCCTCGAAAAGAATGTATCTGGTACGGTCCCGGTGCTGCGGGGGATGGTATAAACATTTGTTTTACACCCGACCACATTAACCACTGTGGGGAAAAAAGTCATCCCCGCAAAGAAGAAGATTCCGAGTTTCCCGAAGGACAGTTTCATCCTTATGGCATGGATTATGATGCGTTGGTTCTTGCCGCAACCTCGTATCGATACAAATACGCCGGGCCAAAATGCTCTCAACCTTGTTGGATTAAATTTGCAAGATTTCCATGAACTTCATCGAACTAATAGCTAACCGTCATTCGTGCCGCCAGTTTACGAACGATCCTATAGAACAGGACAAGTTGGATCGTATTCTGGATGCGGTTCGATTTGCTCCTACAGCGGGGAATCTTCAAGCGTATGCGGTTCGAGTAGTTGCCGATAAAGAATTACAGAACAACTTGGCTATATGTTCTTACGAACAAAACTTTATTCGTGAAGCCCCGGTGGTTTTGGTGTTCTTTGCAGTACCCGAATTGTCTGCTGTGAAGTATGGCGAGCGAGGAATGGACTTGTATTGTGTTCAAGATGCTACGATTGCTTGCACCTTTGCCCAACTAGCCGCTTTCGAAATTGGACTGGATAGTTGTTGGGTTGGAGCATTTGACCCAAGAATGGTGAGTCATTTTATGAAAGCCGATTGGTCTTGGAGACCCGTGGCCCTTCTCCCCATCGGATATCGAGCCACAAAGAGCTTGACAGGACCACTAAAATCTGATAGAGTTCAAACGTATGATAGCAGTAATCATGATTGGTGCTCCCGGCTCAGGTAAAAGTACTTGGGCCGAGAAATTCGCTAAAGACAACGGTTACACCTATTTATCGTCTGATCGCAATCGGGCCAGAGTGGGCCGAGGCGAAGATGATCAACAAGCGTCAGCCCGTGCTTTTGCTCTTTTGAAAGAGGAAATGGGAGCCGCTTTGGACAGTGGTGAAAACGTCGTTGTTGACGCCTGCTTTATGGCAAAGAAAGCCCGACGTGATTTCATCAATATTGCCCGAGGCCGGGGGGCTCATCTACGGGCTGTCTCGTTCGAACTTCCCCGTGACATGATTTTGAAAAGAAATAGCAGCCGTCCTCGTGTGGTTCCGACTTTCGTCATTGACCGTATGTTGGGCAATTACGAGAAGCCGGAAACCCCTGAGTTTGATGAAGTTACAATCATAAACTCATGAGGGTAGGCGACAAAGTAAAGTTTGTTGGAAAGGGGATGAAATATTTTTGGTTTCTCAACGTAATTGAGAATGCCAAAAAACTGGATCGCTCTGCTGTTTATACAATTTCCGAAATCACAGAACTTTCATCGTGGACTTGCGTTCGATTAAATGAAACAGGAACAGCCGATTACAACTCCGTCTGGTTCAAAAAAATCTAAACAGGCGGGAAAAGGAATGAGACCAATCGTGGGGTATAACTTCTCCAATTGGTACAAAAATTTCCCCAAATCAATGGGGCCGAAAAAATCAAAGAAAGACAAATAATATGCCAGAAAACAATCAAAACGAATTTTGGGTTCCAGAACCTTCTATTCCGCTTACTCCTCCCACCCCTCCTACCAAGGTTGAATTGCCGCAGGCAACCGGTGTAACCGTTATTGATTTCGAACAACTCAAAGATGGTTCCGTAGTCATCATCAAAATCGCACCCGAGGGAATGCAACAACGCATTGCTGCTACTCAGCAAATCGCCATGGCACTGCGTCCTTCTCGGGATATAATCCAACAGAAAAAACTGGCATTTATTGTTATGGGCGTCGGAGAGGGGATGGAAGTCCTTGATGAAGAGCAAATGAATAGATTGGGCTGGCATAAGAAAGAAGAAAGCCGAATCATCTCTCCATACTAATGATTTGGTATTACTTTTTGTTGTTCTGTACGTGGTACTTAGGAGCAATCTTCGTGTCAACGTTGATTTCTTTTGTTCTCTGTAAATATGTTGATGCAAGTAGAAATAAAGATTGACATTTTTGGGATATTGGATAGAATGGGCATATGAAAATTACGCTCATTTTACCGGATCTCCATCATAGAGTGGATCAGGCGGATAAAATAATTCGGCATGTTGAAGCCGATGAAGTTATTTGTCTCGGGGACGTCTTTGATGATTTTAATGACTACCCCGAAATGGTGAATCATACAGCAGACTGGTTTGTTGATTTTGTTAACAATCCAAAACACATTTTCATTGCCGGAAATCACGATTGTCATTACGGGTATGATGTGGGACATCTTCGATGTTCTGGATACGCTCAATGGAAATCATTCATTATTAATGACATTGTATCCCGACGAGATTGGGAAAAAATGAAATTCTTTCATATTTTGGATGGAAAATGGCTCCTGTCTCATGGTGGATTGCACAAGTTCTATTTACCGAAACAAATAGCTGATCTACATACCAACAGACCCAGATTCTTCAATGAACTTGAAGCATATCTTACCGAAGAATCCCATAAAGCATTTCGAGAAAGTAGTTGGTTTACTCATGCGGGACATGCTCGTGGAGGGTTCCAGCGGGTGGGCGGATTGACTTGGTGTGATTTTGAAAGAGAATTCTATCCAATCAAAGGATTGAACCAAATCATTGGGCATACTGCTCAAGGAATAGGGTTTCCAAAATGGTGTGTCTTTCAAGATGAAAAAGTGGCGTATTATCCACAGCCCCAATGGACTCCGAGCAATACAATGTTGAATGATGTAAATGTATCTGTTAATATCGACCTTGATGTTTCAGGGAACATGCATTGGGCCACTTGGGATGGTGAAAACCTTCGGGTGTTTAGTTGCAAAAACGATCTGTAACAGAATTGTAACAGAATCGTCACTATCTCAGTCCTTCAAGTGTGATATGTATTCGCCCTTGAAGGATTTTTTATGTCCACATACTCCGAAGTTAAATGCTCTTGTTGCCAAAAACCCCTGATTTTGCGGGGGAAAAAGTATCGCTTCACATGCATGTGTGACGAGGACGTTAGATCCATTTATCACGATGAAATTCAAATTTCAGAACACAATTGGAGAATCATTGTAACCGTTCGCAATTCTCTCAATTTGACCAATCAAAGAGATTTGATTTTCTAATCTAATCCATTTTATCACGATTACGTTTGGGTAAAATCTTTCAATATCCAATCGAATTCCTTCCTCGAACTCTCGTTCATTCAAAATATAATCCACGTAATCCATTAACCCCAACGGACGCATCCATTTGTAATAAAGGTCTTTTAGTTCTTGGGTGGTATGGAAAAGAATGTTCAATTCAAGGTTTTCGTGACAAATCATTGTAACCGTACGAAATGCAAACGTTTCCGAAGGCGGTTCCACCAAAACATCAGAGATGATTAAAATATCACTCTTCATACTTTGATAAATATATCTATATGAGTCGGTAACATTAAATATTTAAAGATATGAAGCTAACTACTGATTGGATAGATGCATTGTTTGTGTACGGGGTAGATAAAACCAACCGAAGAATTTTCCTTTTTGATGACGTCGATAACATGCCCATAGGTCTGGTTATCAAAGGACTTTATTTAATGGATACAGAATCAAAGAAACCCATTGAATTATTAGTTGGTTCATATGGAGGATGTGAATATGATATGTTTGCATTATATGACGTCATTCAAACCATTGAATCACCAGTTCACACTTTTGCCATTGGAAAATGTATGTCGGCTGCACCCCTATTGGTTGCGAGCGGACAGAAAAAATATCGTAGTGCCACCGAAAATACTTGTTTTATGGTTCACCAAGGACACGGAGATGTCGGGGGTAAAATGGATGAAGTTAAAAATGATTTAGAGCACTGGAAAGAATTAGAAACTCGATGGTGCCATCTCATGGAAAAACATACCAAAAAACCAGCCGCATTTTGGAAGCAACAATGTGAAAAAGTGGGAGATCGGTATTTTGATGCCCATCAAGCCAAAGAATGGGGGCTGATCGATAAAATCGTCGAAAATTAATCTATTTTTGGTTTTTGGAAAAGTAATCTTGATAAGATTTTAATGCAGCTTCCTGCGTAGAAAACGACCCCAAACATTTTCGCTGGAGTTTATTAGGAAGCCTAGCAATCCATTTGTTGTCAGATTTATTGAAATAAACATGAGAATATTTCTTATCTACTCTTTTTGTTTCGTCAAGTAATTCCAGATACCTCCTATATTTCCGATGAAGATAAATCGATGCATCTTTATATAACCAATCGCAAAATCTTTTTGCCATCCGATTACCACCCTTATAGAGAACAGTTATCTTCCCATGCGAACGCAGATCGAAACACAGTCCGGTTTCCTTTTCAATTATCGTTTTCAGCCCCGAGTTGAACGCTCGGTTGCTGGCAATGCTTAAACGATATTGCCTTCCATGTTTCATGATGCTCCCGTCTCCATCGAAATATCCACGAATAAAATGCCGGATAAGATTTTGGGGCAACCAATATGGAAATCTTATTTTGAATGTTTTGTTCTGATAGGCCCCGCAGGAAGCCAAAAAATTACTTAATTTTCGACTTCCTATTAATAACGAACAAACTTTATTAATATCATTTGTCTGGCATGAAACATCATAAATACTCACAGGACGATTTCCAAAGAACGCTTTTGAAAATGTATTTAATAAATTTAAATCCGATATTTTTAATGTTATTACAATCTTTCCTTGTTTAATGTTGTTATATCCATCTGCATAAAAAAATCCTAAAAAATATGCAAATTCTTCGGTGTTTTTATCAACAAAAAACTTCCAGTTTATATCATATTTTTGATTTGGATGCCAATTCTTTCTTTCTATAATACCGTTCACGTCCTTTACGTCGCTCGTCTTTAATGTGTTCCCAGTAATATCGCATTCTCCATTGGCGATTAAGTTCTCGTTTTTCATATTCGGTTCTAAACGCTTTTCGTCCCATATCATCTATAACTATTAAGATATTACGAAAAACATACGAAAACTTTCAAAAAGATATTGACATTTTTCCGAAAATCCGTATATTTATGAGAGTATGATTGGAATAGAGAATAAATTATTAACGCTTAAGCTCAATCGAAACTGGAAAGTCGTGGACACCGCTATCGTTGGCGATGCCTTGATCGACCTTTGCGCCGGGAAGAACAGTTATGCCCTGGACATTTCATATGATCCTCTTCCCGATGGCAGACCCGATGTATCTACGGCTCAAATTCGGACAGTTGATTGGGAGGAATGGATTACCCTCCCAGTTCGACCTTGGGACTTTTCGATCAAGACAATACGAATGGAAATTCGAGTTCCGACTGTCTTGGTAGCTAAAAATTACGCCAAGATTCCAAAGATTCGCTTTGGTAAAAATCCATCGGCTGAACAGATTCGTATTCGTGACAGCAACCGATGTCAGTATACCGGGAAGAAGTTGAAGAAAGGCGAAGGATCGTTGGATCACGTCATTCCAAAGTCTCGGGGTGGAGGCAACACTTGGGAAAATCTTGTATATGCCTGTAAAGAAATCAATACGATGAAAAGTGACAAGACGCCTTCTGAAGCCGGTCTTAGGCTGCTCAGAACGCCTACAAAACCGAAGGAAATGCTTCGAAGTCAACTCATCACCAAAGCACTTCACCTTGATTGGAAACTATTCCTTGAGTTGGTCGAAGATGATTAAGTCAGCCAAAAAAGAGCCCCACTGGTGAAAGTGGGGCTCTTTCTGCATCGCTCCGTATCCTACTACGTTTTACGATCCGTAACCTTGTTTTACTTGAGCATCTTTATCTTTGTCATCAAAATCAATACCTCTGGTGACATCCGAAGAACAACGATATTTGGCCGTCTTATCACTTAAAGAAGACCACATAGCATCAGTGCCACCTTTAGTTGCAACATAAGCAAGGCAGGAAGAAGACTTGAACCCAAGATTACCACCAACCAACCAAGCATCTTGATTGGCTCCAAGATACACAAACTCCCATTTGTATTTCTCCTCTTGATGCTCAATGATTTGTTTGACCTGTTCCGCCGTCCAACCTTGACTGGAATTCTCTTCTCCATCCGTAATGATAACCACCAATACCTTTTCAGGACGTTGGTCTTCTGATGTCTGGGCGAGCCGCTCACCGACTTTCTTAACTACCACGGCCACGGCCTCATACAGAGGAGTGCCGCCACGAGGAACAAACGTTTCCTTTGTAAGTGGAAAGACCTGTTTGAGATCCCGTTGCTCATAAACCATTTCTACCCTCGGTTCATGTGTGTCGAACTGATAGAACGAAACCTTACACTCTGTTGGAATCTTGAGTTGTTCTTTGATGAAGTTATTGAATCCACCAATCATATCCAGTCGGATGGATTCCATACTTCCACTTCTGTCTAAAATTATAATTAATTCCATTGTATTTTTCATAGTAAAATGCTAACAGATTTTCAAAAAAATGCAACTTTTTATACCTTTTCACACTATTTATACATAGAACAAGACGATACGAGTATGAAAACTTATAAAGTAAACCCTATACCATTCAAAAATATAACAGATCCGATTCATTCTTACATTTTAGGACTTATTTGGGCAGACGGATATGTTATTCCTCCTTACATAATTGGATTGTCAACCACATATCCAGACGCCGAATTTTTTGTTCCGCTATTTTTAAAAACTGGAAATTGGAAATATTACGACGAACAAAAACGAGATAATTGGAAAAAATCATGTCAAATAAAAACATCGAACCGAGAACTTGTATCTTTCCTTGTTGAAAACGATTATACATCTAAAAACAAAGCGCCAGCAGATAAAATATTATCACACGTTCCAGAACACTTATTAAGATATTGGCTTCGAGGATTTTTTGATGGAGATGGACATCTTTACACAGACAATAAAGGATCTCATAGGGTTTCATTTTCGGGTCCATACGATCAAGAATGGGATCATTTACAACTACTTTGTGAAAAAGTGGGCGTCAATGGAACTATTCATAAAGAGATTAGAAATACAGGTTCCGGGAGTACTTTCACGATATATGGAATGTATAAAGCAATTAAGTTTTGTGAATACATGTATAATGGATACCCCGGTGATAACTTAGGACTACAACGCAAGTATGAAAAACTTATACAACTAAAAACAACAGAAGAAAAAAACCGATTCAAAGGGATATGTGAATATAAATTAGGACCATTAAAAGGAAAATGGAGAGCATATACCAGCGGGGCAACTGGAATCCCTCCAAAACATTTAGGAATTTTTACGAATAAAGAAGATGCCCTACAATGCGTTGAAAAGTTTTATTGTTCTCATCCTAAAATTTTCCTTAAATGATTATTTTTGACCAATTTTAACATGAAGATTGAAAAAATCATTTCCCAATTCATTTAATTCCATGTCATGGGCAACCATCTTAGCAACCAAATGAGCAAAATCAGTTTTAGAACACCACCCGAGTTCTTCTCGAATGCGAGCACTATTTCCACACAAATGATCAACTTCGGCGGGACGATATAAAGCCGGATTAATTTTAACAAGCGTCCCTTCAATTTTGTCTGCTGGAATAGGACCACTCACATAACGATAAATTTCATCTACACCCTTCCCAACCCATTGGCCTTTTATTCCAACTCCTTCAAACGCCAACTCAACAAATTCTCGAATGCAGTGGCTTTCTCCACTAGAAACAACGTATTCTTTGGGGTATGTATTGTTAAGCATAAGCCAAATGGCCCGAACACAATCTTCGGCATCTGACCAATCCCGCATAGCATCGAGATTGCCTAGCTCCAACGGGACAATTGGAGAGAATCTACATTTTTTGAGTGATTTGTAAAGGTCAACCACCTTTGATGATATCTTTCGAGTTACAAAATCTTTACCACGCCGAGGGCCTTCGTGATTAAACAACCACGACTGAATAGCAAATAAATTATACGACTCTCGATACACCTTTACCAATTGGCGTGCCGCTACTTTACTGGCACCATATGGTGAACGTGGGCGCATTGGGTGCCGCTCGTCCTGCGGACTATATTCAACGTTTCCAAATTCCTCGGAACTTCCCGCATTGTAAAACCTACAACGTGGGCAATGTTGACGAATAGCTTCCAGAATATGAAGCACTCCCGTTGTGTTTGTTTCCCATGTTTGAACCGGGAAATCCCACGATGATTTAACAAATGTTTGTGCCGCCAAATTGATGAAATAATCCGGACGAATAGCAAAAATCAATTTGTCTATGGCATGCGTATCTGTAAGGTCAAAATTAACCGCACGAAATCGGGGGTTTCCTTCTAAATGTTCAAAATTTGTATGATTGCAAACCGCTAATCGTCGAGCCCCACCAATTATATTATAATCAGTGATCTTAAGAAGGTAATCAGCCATTAAAGATCCATCTTGTCCGGAAACCCCCGTAATTATCACCGTTTTTTTCGACGGGTCCAATGAAAATCTTGCTGTATCGGCGCTCATCACGTCCATAACTTTATTTTTAATATGCTACCAAATTTTCGACCGGGTTTCAACTTATTTTAATCATCGTCTTCGTTTTCATCTTGGGATTCTTTAATGCGGCGATGAAATTCCTCAAAATCTTCTTCGGTGAGTCCTAAACTTCCCACCAAGTAATTCACAAAATAACACAATGACATCTTGTCAAATTTCTTATCTTTCATTTTCTGAGAAACCACCATGACCATTCGATTGAGAGACTCGATAGATTGTATAGGAATAACTGGGTTCTTAAAATTTTCAATGATAATGCCAGGAAGTGTTCCTTTTTGCGTGGCATCAATTATTTCTTTCATTATCTTAGCCTTAACAATCTCCGCAACTTCCGCTTCATTTTTTCCTTTGTTTTTTGCAGATTGCAGCATGGAATCGATCTCTTGCTCGGTCACTTTTTTAGAAATAGAAAACGAAGCCAGAATTCCGGATTTTGCTAAAATATGATTAGGTTTCCCGTCCATATACAATACCTATTATCGTTGTAACCAATCGGGGTCGAAATACTTCCGGCCACTTCTGAAATATCCCCGCCCACATGTTAATGTGCAATTAGCACAATATAATTTCATATTTTCAAGCATGTGGTTATGCGTATTATCATCCATGAAGTTCAAGAACAGAGGTACTTTTCCATTAGCAACACTTCTTTCGTGCCAACCGCATTTTTCACATTCCTCTTTTTTAGTTCCACTTCGAATGAGTTTATCCTTAATACGAAAAATAGAATAATTGGGATACTTTCCTTGGAGTATTTCACTTAAAGGATATTTTCCACGTTCGGGATCAAGAATATTTTTCTTTCCTTTAATGTTAGGACTAGGAGACCAAAGATTGTACATCCTGGCATATTTTTTGTAGGTAAAATAGTTAAGTCGCATATGGCGTGCAACCATTGCCTCATTATACCCATTTGGAAATATCTTTTTGACTTGTTCCTTGGCTTCTGATATTTCATGTGCCAGTAAAGGTCGGTATCCACGACCTCTTTTTATTCGTGGAGGCGGCTCTTGAGGAATGCCCATTTGTTCCAGTGCTTCGGGGGGCAACTGTGTTTCTTTTAGAATTTTTTCTTTCTTAATCTCGTGAATTTCTTTGGTAAGCTCATCAACCTTTTGAGCCAACACAGAAATCACACGGTCAGTTCCTTTTAGAGCATAATCGTGTGGTGTTGGTAATCCTAGTGACTCAACGATAGAACTGGTATTACTTGTTTGAGTTTCTGGCATTTTCCTTAGCGGGTTCTAATTGTAAATCAACTTTGTGAAGATTCTTTGTTTTTTCCCGAAGAAGTTCGGCAACAGAATATAGTCCAGCATTCGTTAAAATGTGATACATATTGATTTGGTAATGATTTTCTGCGTTTGCTTCATCTTCTTTCAAGTAACAATATCCAATAACACGAATCTTATGAAAAAACGACATGTTGTTTTTATATTTCTCAACAACCCTAGTGGCTGCTTCAATGAAAATATCATCGTGAATTGCGGCATCAATTTTTACTTGATGCTTCTTTTTATTGATTTTTACAATAACCACTTTAGTTGTGGGTGTTTTCATAGTTTTTGGCATAGGAGTAATTTCCGTAACGTTGTTCAGCCATCTTAATAGCTCTATTTTTACAAAATTCCGCATACGCCGAGGAATCTTGTCTCAACTTATCCCACCATTGTCTTTTTTTAGCCTTGACATCTGGTCGGTGGGCGACTGATTTTCGACCACTAATTTTTCTCTTTGCTGCTTCGGATAATTTTATTCCCAGATGCGATCTTGATAATCTTTTCAATGTTTCTTTTGATGGGTGGGTCCCCAAACGAGGATGTCCGTTCTCTTTCAACCACTTTTTCTGTCGAACGCTCATCTTTTTTCTCATGGCGGGAGTGAATTCTACTTTTCCTGCAATGAAAGTCTGATTATAATATCTCTGTCGATTTTCAGACATAGAATCTAAATGTTTTTGTTCTTCTCGCAATAATTCTTTATCCGTTACTGAAAGCGACATTCCTTTCACAATATAAAAACGAAAACATTTCTCCCCATACTTGTTCCACGCTCTTTGAAGATGCTTATTAAAATGTTTATTCATTGTTAAATCTTTATAATGATAATATCGCAACCGGTTCGTAATATTGTTAGATGACCCCACATAATATTTTCCATTTTTAAGATTGAGAATCTTGTATATTCCCGTTCTTCTTTTTCTTTTGCCAATAAATTTCCATCCTCCTTGTTCGTATGGCTTCTTTATGTCGTTCGTAATATCGATGTTGTCGGATTCTACGTTTTTCATCTTTTTCATATTTTGGTTTTGATTTTCTTCCCATAACTCATTCCTTCCTATACATATAACGTAGAAACATAAAACGTAGAACTATTGTCGAATTTCTTCATAATGTAGTGACAAACGTAAGTCACCGTCGTTAAGAAGATCCAAATTATTCAGTTTTTTCGTAACATTGTGATAAACGGTCTC